GGTGCCGTTGTTTCGCTGGTCGATTCTTCTGCATTCTTCTGGAACCAGAACAGCGTCTCAAAGGGGATGCTCGCGATCACCCGCGCCTCTACCCCATGCCAGGGCGAGTCCTCGGCGAAATCGATCAACGCAGTCCGCTTCTCGACCTTGAATCCCTCGTGCTTTCTAGAGGTCATGTAGTCGCTCCTGCTATGTAGTTAGCTGCTGGGGCCGGTGGTGAGCCGCTTGCGTCTCCTTCGGTGCTCGTGAAAGACCAGCCAGAGAACCCCAGCAACCTATGCCCAGGTGGGGACGGTGCCGCCGCTCAGCGTGCCAGGTGCCGACCATGTGAGTTCTCCGCTGGCTGCGCGGGTAAGCGCGTAGTCATTGAAGAATGTCTCATTCGGAAGAGACTGGCCACTGACGGTGATGGTGACGGTCCGCGCAACGCTGGACGATGGGACGGTGGCGAACACCGCATGCGCCACGTTGCTTGCATCGTCGAACACCCCGTTGAGGGTGCAAGTGAAGTCAGCCAGCAGCTGCAAGCGTTCCTCTGCCGACTTGTCCAGCCCGGTCACAACTTGAAGGTTGCGAGGGGTGTTGAGCGAGAAGTCGGTGATGTCGTTGCTGATCGTCCTAGCCGACCCACTGCTGTCGTCTACCGCGATGCTCATTCCAATCCCAGATTCTTTAGCCATTGATTACCTCCTTGAGTTTCCGTAAGTGCTTATCGCTGTCTTCGACGAATAGGTCGCCGTCCGGGTACATCCGCACTCGCCCGGCCTCCTTGCGCCCTATGTTGAACACCGGGTCACGCTGCCAGTGAGTTGTGAAGCAATTCTGGCCGGCATGGAAATAGAAGCTAATCATCCCAGGTGATTCAATCTTCTCGAGATACCGCCGGCCTGTATGACCTGCGCGCACCCAGTCCACAGTGCCTTGCTGGGCAGGGACTGCCAGCGCCACCATCCAGCCATGCTCACGATTCTGGCAGCCTGCCTCATCGCACGACAGCTGCCGAACAGCCCCGCGAACGTGCTTGGCCTTGAAGGTGGTGGTCTGGTTAGGAGTAAGTGACACGGTCCGTTGCCGCTCCTCTCCTGAATGAAACCGCGAACGATACGGGGTTGAACGTTCCCGTGGAGATCACCCTCACGTATCGCTCCACCGTGCCGGACACCGTGACCCGTTCAGATCCTGTGTCGGTCACCTGCGTGAACGCCTTCAGCGTTCCCCAGCTCGAGCCATCGCTGGAGTCCTGGACCGTGGCCGTGAAGTTTGAGCCAGTGAACGAAGTGACGTGGAGGATCGCCTCGGCGCCCGCTGTCGTCTGCGCGCTCTGGTCGAGCGTCGCCCCGTTAGCAGCGCTCGTGTCGGTCTTGAGTCCTGGCGTGAGCATCACGCCCCAGACCGGCAGCGTCGTGTATGTCTCCATGCCAACGTCGAACGTCAGCCCACCATCTGAGCCACGGGTTGGATCGTAACTGGCGCCTATGCCCTGGGTCATACCGGCCACATCACCGACGGTCTGCCCGATCGCCCAGGTGACTGGAGCGCCGGTGGTTGGCACTCGCAGGGCCACATGCGCCGCCGCTGCCGCATCATTGAAGAATGCGTTGAAGCTGAACGAACCACTGACTAATCCCTGGAGCCGTTCGTTAGCAGACTTATCGATCCCCGTGGCATCCAGCACGGCCACCGGAGTTGACCAGGAATTGATCGCGCCGATGTCTCCGCTGAGATCGTAGATGCCATGGAAGAACTTCTGAGCTAGTCCGGCCTTCTTCGCCATGCTGCCTCCTATGCTGCCTGCGTCGCGCTGCCGTCCACGATGAGCGGAACGGTGATGTCAACGGTCCGAAACATCGTGCTCCCGAGGTTGACATAGCCCCACTGGCTGGTCAGCCCTTGACCATACTGGCCAGCGATGTCGATGTTCCGCATCGTGGCTCCAAGATCGAACTCGCCAACGAGATTCGAGGCGATCTGCGAAACAGCCAGCGCCATCTCTGTCTCGACTTGACCGGCATCATCGCCTTGTCCGAATGCAGCCCTGCGGTAGAGCCGGACTGTGACGATGTGCTGCTCGATCGTGGTTGCGAGTGTTAGCTCGACCACGTTCGCCGATGCCATATAGATAGCTGCGTGCAGCTTGTCGATCGCATCTGGTGGACTGGATGGTTCACCGATGCGCGTGTCTCCGACATAGCCCGTGCGGGCGATATGGCTGGCGATGGCATCCAATGTTGATTTGATATTGAAGGCCATCAGGCGTTCATCCTTCTGACGAATCGCCCGATATACGCATTCAATACTCCGCGAGCTTTACCGTCCAACCAGTCACCAGTGCGATGAAAGGATGCATAGCCTTTGAACCGCGTCGTCTCATTGCGACTGCTTATGCCCTCGAGCCATGGCCCATACTTGACGCCGCCATCGGTGATCAGTGCACCGAGGTTCCTGAACTTTGTCGAGATGTTGCGCCGGTAGTTGCCAGTGCGCGGCCCGGCTTCCTCAACGCTGAGGAAGACACCAGCTGGCTGCGGGCGCAATGTTTCGGCCAGGCGCTCTTCACCCATCTGGACGAGTTCCTTGATCGCGCCGTTGATCTCACGTTCCAGGGGAGGCCCGCCCGCCTTGAAGAGCGGACCAGTCGCTTTGAAGTCCACTTTCATCTGCATCAGAGTGCATACTCCCGAGGTCGCAGATATTGCTCCGTGATCCGCTGGGTGAGCGCACTGATCTCGCGTCCAGTCATCTCGATCGCAGCATCACCCGCGCCGATCGCACGGCCCCATGCAGCTGCCTCCTGGGTGTACGCGGCAATCGCCATCGCCATCGTGAGTTCTCGGATAGGCGCCGGCGCACGATAGGCGCTGATCGCAGTCGAGTTCGCGTGCGTCGCAGCCGTGGTGCCGTTGACTCCGCGCGTTGCTGTCAGCGTGCGAAAGATGTGGACCGCCGTGTCGTCGGAATGACTGGCGAGCGTCGTGCCGTTATAGGCCCGCTCGACGGTGAGCGTCGTGCTCGTCGTGGCGCGAACGAACATCTCCTCGCTGTCCACGCGAACCACCTCGCCCACCGAGATCCCATGCGTCCCGCCATCGACGATCAGGTTCTCTGACTTGTCCGCCGTCCGTGCGCCATTCAAGACGATCGAGGCCAGAGCTGCGGCAGTCTTCTCGGTGATGAATAGCTGCTCACTCTCGATGAGGAGCGAGTCCCCGACATTGACGCCGGAGGTGAGTGAGCCATTGGAGCATATGAACTCGGTCTCCGTTGCGTCGGAGGCCAGCCCCGAGGAGACGGTGCCGACTGAAACCGTGTCATTGCTGAAGCCCCAAGAGCCGGCCACGCTGATCGACCGCTGGGATGTATCACCGGACTCGAAGGCAGCAGTCGAACTGATGTCGATCTCGATCCTGTTATAGGGCGGCGCAAAGTTCGCCGGCTCGAGGAAGTAATCGCTGGATGCGATCGTGGTCGGGCTGCTGTCCTGCGCCTTGGTCTGGAGCGTCGAGACAGAGATCAGATCCGCGTCCATCCAGAGCGTATCGCCCAGGCCGTATCGGCCAGGCCAGCGGAACAATCGCGTCTGCGTCTTCGGGATAAACCAGCGATGGGTTGCATTGTCTACATCTCGAGAAGCTGCCTCGATCAGGCGATCGATGGCCTCGTCGTTCTCGTTGCCATTGGAGCGCACGGCGCGCTTGACGGCTTCTCGAGTCGCGTACCAGTTCGGCATTGCCCCACTCCATGCTTTCTAGGACGGGCGTTATTTAGTTGTCAGCCTGTCCAGATGTAGTTACCAGCCGGACAATTCCTCACGCCGTCAGGCCGAATATCCAAGACCGATCCATCGACAGGACAAGCGACCGGAGGTGACGTCTGCGCCTGCCTCCGGTCCTCATCCGCTCGCTTGCGAATATCTAGCAGCTGCTGCCACGACATCAGTCAGGCTCGATGGTCAGAGTGACGGTCATCTTGGCCGCGCTCGACGGTGTATGCGCCGCCGACCGGATCACTAACACCCCATAGAGTGCGTCATCGCCTGAAGCCGTCGTGAAGTGCAATGGCAGTTTGGTGTCTGCGGCAGTCAATACCGATTCGGACATACCGCCCAGGTCTTGCATCGCGGCCCAGTCCAGCCGGCCTTGGTAGTTGTCCACCTCCGTGGCATAGACCGGGTTGGTGTTGCCTGCGTTGTCGTTGAGAACCCCGAGCGGCGTGACGTTGGTGAGGTACATGGTGAGGACTGGCACGATGTTCGTATCGTCGCAGGCCACCATGGCTTTCACGATCCGACCGCCAGCGCCTGGGTCTGGGACCACCGCATCGAACGTCCAGGCAGTCCCCGAACTTGCATCCTCTGAGAACACGTCCTCGTCGGTATAGGCCGTGGTATTTGATGGCCGCGTCTTCTCGACGCTGACCTCGATCGTCTTCCGAAGGACGCTCTGCGACTTGAGGATTGCCATTGGCTATTCCTCCTCCGCCTCGGCGTCGGTAGGTTCGGCTTCTGAATCAGCCTCTGGCGCGTCGTCTGAAGCCTCAGAAGGCGCCTCTTCTTCCTCGGATGAAGCTTCCTCTACGATCTCCTCCGCAGGTGCCTCTACGACTTCTTCTTCCGCTGGTGCTGGCGCATTGCCGGCAGCTGCTTTTCTGGCTGCATCCATCGCCGCGAGCGCACCTGGCTTGGCTTCGTCCCAAGAACTCA